CTAAATTTTTGATCAGTAAATTGTTTAATCGGCTCAGCATCTCCTCATATTGATTGTAGTTTATAGTGTCATTTTCGCGCCATTTACCTAAAGGTTTAACAATATAATTATAATGCAACGCCCAAATTCGCGGGTAATATTTTCTCATTCGTGCGTTAATAGTCATCTTGTTCCCTTTCTGTTCTTGTGTCATAACTCACCTCCTTCAAACCCGGTTCCATTACAATATTCGCAAGTTTCTGGTTCGCCTCCTGACGGCTCGCCACAAGAGGGGCAGATAGCTGTATCTGCATCAATTTCATCGCCACAGCAGGAAACGTAATATTCTCCTTCACCATTGCAATATTCACATTCTTTACTTAACGGCTGGTTGCAAGGTGCATCCAGCTGATTGTCTTGTTCGAAATTTCCCATTTTTTTTGATTGTTTGATTAATAATAATTAAAGATACATCTTATCATTTAAATAGACAAAATTTTAACATTTATTTAACAATTTTATTAATGGCCCCGCAATCAGGACATTTAACTTCTATTTCTTTATCGATGCGATCTAAATTGGTTTCTCCACACGCATTACAAATATATGTGTATAATTTTTTCATTAGTAAGGATTTTCTTCAAATTTATTTATACTTTTAAATTTTGTAAATTGACCTTGAAATTGTAATAAAATAGTTCCTAAAGAACCTTGTCGATGTTTTGATATAATAAATTCTGCAACGCCTCTTAAATCTTCTCCATTATCACCTGCATCTATTCCATAATATTCAGGACGATAGATAAAAGCAACCATATCAGCATCTTGTTCTATAGCTCCTGATTCTCGTAAATCTGAAAGCATTGGCCGCTTTGATCCGCCTCTTGTCTCAACTGATCTATTAAGCTGTGATAAAACAATTACAGGAATATTAAGTTCTTTTGCTATTGCTTTTAACGATCTTGAAATAGTACTAATTTCCTGCTCTCTATTCCCTTTATTATCCTTTATAGTCATTAACTGGATGTAATCTATCACAATTAATTTTATATCTTTCTGATCCTTTAATCTTCGACATTTAGCACGTAATTCAAACACTGAAAGCGAAGGTGTATCATCAATGAAAATATCATTTTTAATTAAGTCGGTAACTGATTTATTAATTTTATCCCAATCATATTCCGTTAATGTTCCTCTTTTTATTATATCTGAATAAATTTCACTTTCGGAACTTATTAGCCTTTTCATTAATTGAACATCTGACATTTCCAGTGAAAATATTGCAGATGGAAATCCTTCTTTTGCAGCATTTCTTGCAAGTTGTAATGCAAGTGCCGTTTTACCCATTCCGGGACGAGCTGCCAAAACTATTAAATCAGAATTTTGCCATCCAGAAGTAAATTTATCCAAGTCAGTAAATCCAGAAGGAATACCACCTATTCCGCTTTCAGAATTTTGTACTTTTTCCATTTCATTTACAGCCTCTTCAGCAAGCATTTCCATATCCTTGTAATCACCATTGAAATTAATATCACTAATATCAAATATTTCTTTTCCGGCTTTATCAAGTAAATCAAATTCATCTGTTTCATCTTCATAAGAATCTTTTATTATTTCGGATCCAACTCTAATCAATTCACGCTTGATGAATTTCTGCATTATAATTTTAACGTGAAATTCAATATTTGCACTTGATGAAACTCTATTTGTTAATGTCGTGATATAATAAGCCCCGCCAATTTCTTCAAGGAAACCTTGATCTTTTAGTTTATTTGAAACGGTTAAAATATCAATTGGACTATTTTCAAAAAATAACTTTTGAATTGCAATGAAAATCTTTTGATGGGCTTGCTTATAAAATGCATTTGGGTTTATACTATCGATAACTTTTGATAGAGCATCTTTTTCAAGCATTATAGCGCCAAGTACTGCCTCTTCAAAATCTAGTGCTTGAGGAGGTATTTTTCCGCTATTAATCAATTGTAGTTTATTATCCATTTATTAATTTTGTTGGTGGTGTGTATTTCATTTGATTATTATCAGTTTTATTCCTTTTCAACCAATTACTTAGTGTTATTGCAAAACTTTTATAATCATTTTTATGATTCTCTATTGAAAGAATTGTATCGATAACTATTTGTGCTTTATATTTTAAAGCAAGATTACAATAATTATCATAACTAATCTGATTTTTCATTTTTAAAACTTTTGATAATTTTTCTTTTATAGAATTTTCACCATATAAGAATTGAACAAACTTTTTATATTCTCCTGCTTCTTCTCCTGTTGAATTTTCAATTTCGGAATCGTAAAAATTTGTGTATATATATTTTACTTTACTTTCTTCTCCTTTCCTTTCCTTTCCTTTCCTTTGCATTGGGGTAGTTATAGCCCCCCCATTAGCCTCGCCATCTTCTAATTTACTAACTGCTTGTTTACCAGCGTTTTTGTGTTTATCCCATTTCCTTTTTGCTCCTAATTTCCCCGCCTCAGATAATTTACTTCTAAATTCTAAATGGTCATCAAATCTTTTTGAATGAATAAATCCTTCATCTTCTAAAAACAAACCTATTTCTATACAATAATCAATGAAAATTATTAGCTTATCTTTAGGGTAGTTAAGGCCAATAGATAGCCCCCCCATAGCCACCCTATTAATTCCACCTTTAGAATTTTCTCCAATAGTTTCGATAATAGCCCAATAAATACCGTACCCTCCCCATCCAAACTCTGCTCTTAGTTCGAGTATTTTCTCGTCATTCCTTGCGCTGTAATCGTGTTGAAAATAAAATGTTTCTTTCATATTACAAATTGTAACTTATTGTATAAAAAAATTAATTAATATTCAGTTTAATATATTGGATTCCTGATATTTCTTCCACGGACAATTCACCTTCATTAATCATCTTATCAATTTTTGGTCGATTAAGTCCGTATTTTTTAGAGTATTCACTCTTGCTCATTAGATCGTTTCTTATTTTTATTTTTTTCATATTACTATGTGCAACATTTTAGTTCTAAAAAAGCCCCCGCCTTCCCGGGGACCACTTCTTTTATAACATTTTAAATCCGATGCTAATATACAACTTATATCCATTGAATGCACATTTATTTAATAATAACTTGATTTTATTTTAAATAATTTTGACAACCTTACGAAGCTCTCAAACGCTTTAATCTGTTGCTTGGTTAACAACGTCCGTTGCAAAGGTGTTAATCCTAAATCACTTAACGTAATTCTTATACCATCTATTTCGTAGGTATTTTCTGACAATTTGTTAATAATCATAACTCTCAATTTTAAACTTAATAAACTCTTCTCTCTTTTTTACTACCTCTTTTTTGATATTCAATTCATAAATACGATTATCATTGAACTTGTATTTTTTACTTAGAATATCCAAAAATGGTTTTAATGGATTGTCAATATCGGATCCAGCACTGCTAACACCGAACACAACTGATAATTTTAATTTACCTTCTGGTAATAAAATAAAAGGTAAAAGATAGCTTAGGTACATATCATATTGATGATATGCCGTTGTTTTGAATCTTCGCCCCTTCCAGGCTTCATTCACTGATAAATGTTTTATCTTAATTTCGTGCATTGATTATCTTTTTAAAATCCATTTCTTTAATCAGCTCATCGTGTGCCAGGTTGTGGCATACCCTGCATAATGCCACAAGGTTATTATACTCATCCGATCCCCCTCTGGATTTGTATTTTACGTGATGGATTTCAACGGCTCTCAAACTGCAAATTTCGCAGGGTATAAAATCATAATGGCCGAAATTATCTAAGTAATTTTTAACGTGTCGCTTCATTTTCTAGTCTTTTTTCATTAAAGTTTCAATACTTGGAAATTCTACATGTTCACCTATTTTTGTTTCAAGCTGTAAAGAAATAACATCAAAAATTTGATTTATTTGATTTGTATTAATCTTAGTAGTTGATTTAATATCGAACATTAATAGTTGAATAGGTCGCCACCATACTTCTTTTATTATTGTTTCAGTATAAGGTATTTCCATCCCAGATACACCTTCCATTGTAGCTCCTGCATTATTTAATAAATCAGATACTTGTTTAAAAAACTTATGCAAAGCCCTGTTTTGCTTGCTCGATCTGGTTTTTGAATAACCCTCGATCGTACATGGTTTTGTTATATTGGCTAAGAAATGCAGCTTGCATCCCTTTCTCTGTCCAAGGTTCGTAATACATCATTTTTTTTAGCTCCCATCTTTTTTGCAGTTAAATACTCCTTTGTGCTGTGCGCCTCCGTTTTTCATCATCCAATTTATTTATCATATTAGTAATCATTTCATTTCTCCATCCTTTGCCAACATTTAAGGCATTAGTCACCTCTTTGAGGCCGTGCATGACAGTCGTATGCTTTTTCCCTAATATTAATCCTATGTAAGTAAGTGATAATTTACTTTCTTTTTTGAGTAGGTAAAAATAGATGTACCGCAACAGAACAAATTTGTCATCCCTAGTTTTCTTTAACAAATCAGATTTTGATATTCCATGTTCATCCTGAATCAAATCGAATATAATTTGTTCAAAATCAAGTGGGTCTTTTGAAATAAAAATTATAAACCCTTTTTGTTTTTTTAAATTTATCAAATGTTTATAATCCGAAAAGGGTTCATACAAATCTTCCGCTTCGTT